CTAAGCGTTGCCGCAGGTGACTATCTAACGGCAGATTTACAAATAAGCATACTAACGAGCTGGAGCTAACTAATGGCACTTACAGATGAAGAAAAAGCGTTTTTAATCAAAATTGGCCAAGAGTTGCCAGTAGAGGTTAAAGAGACAAAGACAAAAGACACACCTACCGAGACAACAGGAGAATAGCCCAATGGCGATTTATCTATCCAATACCGTACAGGTTACCCTTAATTCGGTAGCCCTAACAGACCACGTAACAAGCGCAACTATTAACCGTGCCTTTGATGAGCTAGAAGTGACAGCTATGGGCGATACAGCTCACAAGTTTGTTAAGGGTCTAGAGGCTAGCACTATCACTCTAGACTTTTTAAGCGATACAGCTGCAGCAAACGTAAACGCAACTTTGCAAGCTGCCTGGGGTACAACTGTAGCCCTAACACTAAAGCAGACAAGCGCGGCAGTATCAGCAACTAACCCGCTATACAGCACTACTGTGTTAGTTAATAACACCACAGACATTAACGGAGCTGTTGCAGATATTGCTACTCAAAGCATTACCTTTACCTGTAATTCACCAATCGTAATTACAACTTCATAACCAACTAACAAAGGGGCTAACACAATGGCAAAACTAAAAATAACAAGGGCAGACGGAAGCGTATCGGATCATCAGATTACGCCACGTATTGAGTACGCCTTTGAGTTATATGCAAAAAAAGGTTTTCACAAAGCCTTTAGAGATGATGAAAAGCAAAGTGATGTGTACTGGCTAGCCTGGGAGTGTTTACGCACAAGCGGGCAAACCGTACCGATGTTTGGGGCAGAGTTTTTAGACACCTTAGCTAAGGTTGAGGTATTGGACGATGACCCTTCGCAATAGTGGGGCGCGGTAGTTTTGGTTACCTAGTTGCACAGCTAGCCGTTGAAACGGGTATCGCGCCCCAGTATCTGCTAGACCTGGACGATTTTATGTTTAAAAATATGCTCAGGGTAATAAACGATAAAGCTAAGGAGATGCAAAATGGCAAAGGTAGAGCTAAGAGGATATAGCGATCTACGTAAAGCCTTAAAGCGTTTTGCACCTGATTTAGATAAGCAATTAAAAACAGAGTTAGCTGCGGCCTTAAAACCCGTGGTTACCCAGGCTAGAGGGTTTGTTCCAGCCAATAGTGACATTATGCGTGGCTGGCAACCGCGCGCATTTAGCGAGGCCCGTTTTCCATTTTATGACTCCTCAACTATAAAAAAAGGTATTGTTTACAAAACAACGCCTAGTAAACCTAATGCCAATGGTTTTACATCTATGGCTAGAATTATTAACCAATCCGCTGCAGGTGCTATTTATGAAACTGCAGGCCTTATAGGGCCTCAGCCGTGGGTTGGGCCAAAAGCAGGTGGTGCTACTAAAAAAGTTAGCCGATCAAACTGGGAAGGCGCAGGCGCTCAGTTTATTAGCAACTTAGGCCCATTGACCTCTAGCCTCAAAGGTAGTGGGCGTTTAATATTTAAGGCCTGGGCTAAAAATCGTGGTGTAGCTGAGGGCGCTGCTATGAAAGCTATAGATAAAACTACAATGCAATTTGAGCAGCGCGCTAAGGGCAATAGATTAAGGAGTGCCGCATAATGGCTTTTCCTGATATTAACATAGGCTCTAAGTTTGATGCTAAAGGTTTTAAGCAAGCCCAAACTGCTACCGATAAGTTAAACAAAAGTGTAAAGAGTTTAGCTTCAACTTTTGGTATTGCTTTTGGCACTACAGCTGTAGTTGCCTTTGCTAAAGCATCTGTTAAAGCTTTTATACAAGATGATAACGCTGCCCGATCTCTTGGCATTACCTTAAAAAATCTTGGTCTAGAAACTGGCAACACCTCAAAATATGTTAATGAGATGATTAGCAACCTAGAAAAACAAACGGGTGTGCTAGATGACCAGCTGCGCCCCGCTATGGATAGGTTGCTTCGCGCCACGGGTTCAGTTAGCAAGGCAACTACATTATTAGGCCTTGCTTTAGATATATCGGCTGGTACTGGCAAAGATTTAACTACAGTTACACAGGGGCTACAAAAGGCTTACCTTGGTAATAATGCCTCACTAGGTCGTTTAGGCGTAGGCCTATCTAAAGCTGAATTAACGTCCTCATCTTTTGAGGAGATACAGATAAGATTAAGCGAGCTGTTTGCAGGCCAGGCATCCTCTGCCGCTGAGAGCTATGCAGGCCAACTAAATAAACTTACTATTGCTGGCAATAATGCTAAAGAGGTTATAGGCAAGGGCATAATCCAGGCTCTCACAGAGTCCAGCGGTAGTTTTAATAATGCTACTGGTGACATTGAAAAATACGCAGAAGCTATAAGTGACTTAATCGTAGATTTTGGCAGATTTTTTAGATTATCTAACGCTGTGCCTTCAATCTTTGAGCTATTAACTGATCCTGTAAGTGCTATAAAAAACTTTAATAAAGTTGCAGATGAGATAGATGCTCAGATAGCCAAGCAAAATGCACTAGCTATGGGTAGAAATCCAATCCAATCAGGCTCATATTTAACTACTCAAAAGAAAATAACTACGCTCACTAAAGAGCAATCAAAAGCCCAGGCCAAAATCCTTGCAGATAAAAGACTAACTTTAGCCCTAGATAAAGCAAACTTAGCTTTAGCTAAAGGCACAGATGTTTTTGATATGGACAAAATCCAGCTTAACGCAGCCCTTATAGGCCAAGCTGAGGCGTTAGGTAAAGCCACTACAGGCTCACAGATATTAGCTATAGCCAATGACGTACAGCGCCTAAAAGTTAAGCAAGATATAAACGCCCTTGAAGATGCCATAGCAGCTAAAGATACGGTAGCTATAGAAAAGGCTACGGCCAAGCTAAACGCAGACTTAAACATATTAAGCGCTTTGCAAAAGCAAGATGCCAAGCTGCTAGACATAAACAGGGTCTTAGCAGGTATGAAGTCAACCGATTTAATTAACCTGGCTAATTTACAAGCTGCCCTAGATCTATTAGCCAAGTTTAAGTTCCCTACGCTGACTATCCCAGGCGTAACTACGCTAGGTGCAGCTAGGTCTAATGCTGGCATTACCTTTAACCCTAACCAAAACAAAGACCGTAACTATGACCTTAATGTATTGGGCGTAGGTGGCGATATGCCTGACAGCCTTAATGCGCCTGTAGCGGGTGTGGACTTTAACCCAGACCAAAATAGAGATCGTAACTACACTAATAATGTAATTAACGTGACCGCAGGCGTAATTGGCGATGAAAATATAATTGTAGATGCCGTGCAAAACGCCCTTAATGAGATTGCGCGTAGAGGCTACTTAACTACCTACGCAGGGGCCATAGCAGTATGACAGTACCTACAGTAAACGCTGTTATTAACTTTAGTACTGGCCCTAGTTTTGCTCAGGCTATGATTTTAGGCTCAGGCATATTAGGCACTAACGTGCTAGCAGATAGCGCCAGCGTTATCGTGGACGTATCAAACGTAGTAGATAATATCCAAACTATTAGAGGCCGTAACGCCCAGGCTGACCAATTCCAAACGGGCACTCTATCGCTGCGTATCATTGACCAAAACGGTGATTTTAACCCGCAAAACCCAGCAAGCCCGTATTACAATTTACTAACGCCAATGCGTAAGGTACAGATTACAGCTACTTACGGGGCTGTTACTTACCCTATCTTTTCAGGCTTTATTACTAGCTATACAACTACTACACCTAAAAACGCTAATGACGTGGTTTATACCACTATCCAAGCTGTAGATGCTTTTAGACTGGCACAAAATGCACAGATTAGTACAGTAGCGGGCACCCCAGCGGGTCAGCTCAGCGGTGCAAGAATTAACGCCCTATTGGATGCTATTGACTGGCCAGCCTCTATGCGTGACGTAGATGCAGGTTTGACCACAATGCAAGCAGACCCAGGCACAGCCCGCACAAGCCTTGCAGCTATGCAGACTGTAGAGACTAGCGAGTATGGGGCTTTGTATGTAGATGCAGCTGGCTCGTTCGTCTTTCAAGATCGTGCCGTAACGGCTGGCAGTACAGGGGCTACGCCTACAGTATTTAACGATAACGGCACAAATATTAGCTACTTTAATGCGGTGTGGCGCCTTGACGATACCCTAGTTTACAACTCAGCCAGCATTACCCGCACAGGCGGCACAGCCCAGGTAGCCATAAACCAGCCCAGCATAGATAAGTATTTTGTGCATAGCTACAACCAGCAAAACCTACTAATGCAAACCGATGCCGTAGCCTTGGACTATGCACAGGCGTACGTTGCATCTAGGGCTGAGACTAGTATCCGCTGCGATGCTATACAGCTAGACCTTTATACCGATAATTACAACTCAGGCATTATTGCAGCCCTTAGCCTTGACTACTTTGACCCTGTAACTATTACAACTAACCAGCCTGGCGGATCAACGTTAACTAAAACTTTGCAGGTGTTTGGCGTTGCTATGAGCATTACGCCTAATAGCTGGAAAACAACACTTACCACTTTAGAGCCGATTATTGACGGCTTTATACTAAACTCATCTATATACGGTTTGCTTGACAGCGGCGTATTAAGTTACTAAGGAGATAGGACTATGGCAGCTGGATTAGGTTTTAAGACCTTTACTACTGGCGAGGTACTTACGGCAGCTGACACTAACGGCTACCTAATGCAAGGCGT